GGTGTAAATCCACCCTCAGGTAATTTTTCGTATAAAAGTTTATACCATTTGTCTCTATTGATTTCTCTTCCGTTTACATCAAAAAACTTGACTTGAGCGCCGCCAAACCAACCTTTTCCTTGGACAATAGTTCCAACACCAGCAACTTTTTGATGCAAACCAAGATTCTCAATCTTGTTCTCTTCTATCTTGTCAAGTATCTTTCCAAGTTCTTGTACCTGTGCAGGACTGAATTTTGCGTTTGGATCAGGTTCTTCAACCTTCGTCGCCTCCTCCGTTTTTTTATCTAACTCACCAGAAAGCAGTTGTTCTTTATATGCATTATATTTTGCGACTCTATCTGCATATCCATTAATCTGACTAGGAGAGGTTGCAGCAGGAAGATTAATAGCAGCAGAGTGAGAGAATACGTTATCATAGTCTCCACCATCTCTTTGAACTCTAGGACGAACTGTACTCTTCCAATATGCAACAGCAATCTTAGCAGCAAGATCGCCATCCATCGCTAAATCTGGGTTGTTAATCAAATCAACGCCAAACATGTCACCATATTTCTTGTAGTTGTAATCATGGGTAAGTTGAATATAACCTCTTCCATGATATTTTGTGGTATATGTTTTACCTTTTGCATCAGTCCAAGGTCCTGTATGACCACCATAATATTCACGACCACCACTTAATTCTCTTCTAAACTGGAATTGTCCTGTCTCATGACTCATCTGAGCAAGGAAAGCAGCAAGTTCTTTACCTTCGATACCCTCTTGCTTTGCAACTCTCAGAAGAGGACCTTCGCCAAACTGACCATTACCTCTATCTGTAACATCCCCAGCAGGGATCATCATACCTGATGATACTGTGGCATTTTGCACTTGTGCAGATGCAGGTCCCGCCATGAATAGCGACGATACAAACGCAAGTCCTACTCCCAGAGTAACCTCCAGTCCAGTTTTCAAAACTCTAATATCATTTGAGGATCCTTTAATAGCAGGTTTCACCTGTTCAATTCCAAACGTCTTCTTAGATTTATTGATTGCAACTTTGAGTTTTGCTGTAGATGAACTCATTGGTAAGACCGCTAACAATCCAGAAGCAGCACCGACCATTAAAGATCCAAGAGGTTTGTATGTCATCTCAGTAATATTTTTACCGATGTCATCAAAGGGAATCATGACTTCTGGTTGACCACCCTCAGCGATTACAGATCTGGTTGGAGCAGTCAAGACACCGCCTTCGTTCAATCCAACTAGTCCAGTACCGATGTCTGCCGCTGTTCCCGCTGCAAATGATCCAATCGCACCGCCGATCAAACCACCTACAAGAATACCAACAGGTCCAGCAAAGGCACCTAAAGCAGCACCCTTAGCAGCACCAGCAAGACCACCAGCAACACTAGCGCCAGTGCCTATGCCCGCTTTTGCTACACTTTGACCCTCAGCAAGACGATCAGAAAACTCTAGTCCAGCAGTAATAACGTTAAGAGCTGCATTTGCCCTACCAAAGTTCCTAGCAAATGAAGATCTAGGTGTATTAAATCTCTTTGCAAATCCAGGACGCTGACGCATGTCGTTAAGACGTTGCCTAGATGTCCTACCGTCTCTTCCTACTTTAGTTCCTCTTGTTTTACCTCTTGTATATTGTCCTCTCTCACCAATGTAATAGTCTTGAAGACCACCTTTACCGATATATGGTTTTCTTACTGTACCTACGATAGAGTGTGAGGTAACAAAGAACGCTCTTTGCCTCTCCTCTCGTAAAAACTGTATATAATCTTTTTCTTCTTTTAAAAGAGAGCTGAGGAATCCACCAAATTGATCTGCGCTTTTGGTTAGTGCCCCAATTTCCATCATTACCTTCTACGACGCCTTTGCTCCTCGATTCGGTCTCTTTCATCTTGCAGATATGCTGCAAGTAAATTTACATATACATCCCTTTCCCAAGGGATCATACCTTCGATGTCGGTCAAGCTATATTTATGATGCTGCACCAAAGCAAAGTTCGTTTTATAGAAAGTCATAAGACTTTCTTGGAATAGGGCTATGCGAAAAAATTGGCAAGTCCTTCAATAACAATGTCACTAGAAACCTTTGTATTAGGATTCTTGACCTTGATCGTGTGCTTAAGTGATGGCATCGTATTGAAAAATTCTTGGATCTTTTCAAACTGATGATTGGTCAACGTCTCAACCCACTCCTTTGCTTCGTCGAAGGTAAAGTCATCATTCATGTCCTCACCGACAAATACCTTGTCAATGCAAGATGCTACGAGTTCATATGGATCAGGGTTTTCTGCAGTAAAATTGACCTTTGCAAAATAGTCAAGGTTAGGATATTTCATCACAAGCAGAGTATTGTCATCTAGTTTAACTTCCTTCTTATGTCCCTTAGGAAAGTTGACTTTGATGTCATCAATAGTGATTGTGATACTTAACTCTGTTTCTCCGTCATCTGGGCAAACAACGTTCATCGAAATTTGCTCTTCTACTGATCTCGCTCTCATATTCATGAAGATATACTCGATATCAAACAGAGCAAGATCCTCAACCTTGAAGTTGGGAGTTACAACACAGTTTTTAAAGATTTGAACAATTGCATCTAGAATTTGCTGATCGTTCTGTGATTCTAGTGCAATCAAAAGAATTTTTTGCTCTTTAACAAGAAAAGGACGATATTTAATTTTCTTTTTTGTCGAAGGCACCACCAATTCGTAAATTGGCGTTGAAATAGTGGGTAAAGGCATTATGCAACAGGACTAGGTTTTTTATAGACAGGTTTCGCATATTCATAATACATGCTAATGCTCAATTTGACAAGTCCATTTTGACTTGCATGAGACATAGGGATAGATGCTACTGAATATGGCCATGCTTTTGCAAGCGTGATAGTCAAAGGTTCCGTATTTTTGAACTTTTCTAATTTTTTGATGGTAAAGTCGCAAACATACTCATCATAGAAACGAAGGGCAGAAATTCCATATGCTCTTACATTATTAGGACTATAGAATCTTTCTCCATCTGGTTCTACATTACCAACAAAATCAATCCAAGCTCTAAAGAAACGATATGGTAACGAAGATACATCACAGATGAATGTCATGTCCATCTCATTGTAAATCTTACTCGATGCGATCTTGACAGGGATTCCTTTTTGGAACTGTCGTACCTCAGAGTTCTGGAATGTGATACCAGGAATCTGAATTTCATTGTTGAGGTAGTTCAGGAATCTTAGTTCTTGATCCCAGTCGATACCAAGTGCCTTCATATTATCCTTAATCGTGGACGTAGCAGAAGGCGCAATGTTAAACTCATAAAGAGTTGGATTAGAAGGTCCGCCCCTTTTATTGACTATTTCGGTAATGAAATTACCAATGCTGACTGGTGTCGCCATAAATACACTTATTGGGGTGACCTATTTATTTATGGCGTCATATAAGGGAAAGTATAAACCAAGCAACTATCGTAAGTATAAAGGAGATCCAACCAACATAATCTACCGTTCTCTCTGGGAACGCAAGTTTATGTATTACTGCGATCATAATGAAAATGTTTTACAATGGTCAAGTGAAGAATACGTTATACCATACAAATCACCCGTCGATGGTAAATGGCATAGATATTTTCCTGACTTCTGGATGAAGGTACGGTCTACCGATGGAAAAACCACAACTTATCTTGTAGAGGTTAAACCTAAGAAACAGGTCGAAGGTCCCAAACCTCAAAAGAGAAAAACGCAACAATACATAACGGAGGTTGCGACCTATGCCACAAACAAAGCAAAGTGGAAAGCAGCAGAAGAGTTCTGTAGGGACAGGCTTTGGCAATTCAAAATCATCACCGAACTCGAACTCAAAGTTTAAGGAACTGCTCGATAAATTTGTCGGAAGAAAAATATCTAGGACTAATCTTAGGATGGAAGTATTCATGCTCCTAGATGACATGGGAGCAGGCAGAGGAAATAATATTGAGGTTGGTAAATACTACTTTTTTGAATACAATCCAAAATTTAGAGACAGTCTGAAAGAATGGGATCAATACCCACTAATACAGGTTGTACAGAAAGATAAACATATTCTTGGTTCTAATTTACACTACGTATCACCAAAACGAAGATTAGGGGTTCTAAATAATAAAAGTATACCTAACGAAACTCTGCACTATTACATCCCTAAGCAAAAAGAAACTAATTTCTATGAGCTTGATGAGCAAGATGCAGCATTGTTGAGTCAACTGCCCCTCGACCACTTTCATCGAAATCGATAATGGCACTACTAGCAGAATATCCGAAAAACGTTAGCTCAACTGCATTCGCGTCTTTCTTAGAGATTGAGAGACTCCAATACAAAAAGGGTCTTGAGAAAGCTGGTGGTGCAACAGAGAGTCTGTTGACTAGTAATCTTGCTGGTTTTCTTGGTGGTATAGGCACTACGGTTGGTGGTATCTATAACACTGGAGCAGACCAAAGCACCATAAGTCAACTTGAAAGCACTTTAGCACAAGCACAAGGGATTGAAGCTACTTCCATAGCAGATCAGTCTGGTGGACTGGGAGTCAATGAAGAAACTGCAAGTAAACTAGAATCTATTAGTGACCTGACCGATGCACAACTAGCAACAGTCAAAGATTCTAATGGAAATCCAGTAACAAGAGAAAAGTTAAAAGAAATTCAAGAGAGAGCAATTCTCAGAAGAAATAAAGATGGACAAACCATCAATGTTGCTCTACCTAATGAAATGTCATATGGTTATGGTGCATCCTGGAACAATACTTTCAAGATCGGAACCTTAGCAATGGCATTTAACAGTGCGCCAGGTCTGGCGACTAGTGGTCTTGCTGCCATTATTGGTGGTGGCGCTGGTGCAGCGCTCGAAAAACAAAGGCAAAAGGCAAGTGCGGGAGGAACGGAGGGTGGCAAACTTTTAGGAGCTATCGGTGCTGGTGCTGCAAAAGCAACAAACCCATTTGGAATCAATAGTGACCTAAATCCAGCGAGCGCACAAGGTTTAACAAATCTCGCTGGTCTTGCTGGAATGGCACCTAACGAAAATGCTGTTCAGTTTTTCAGCAATATTGAATTTAGAGAATTTACCTTTGACTTTGAAATTTTCACTCCGAGTGCTGCAGATAAAGCAATCGCAGAAACCCTGGTAAGATTTTTCAAGCAGGGTATGCATCCATCTGCTCCAGCAGGAACAGGTGTTCTGAAGTTTCCAGACGTTTATATTATTAGACCAAAGTTTAAACCTGAACGTGGATCTGCCACTAATCATTATCTCTTACCACAGTCAAAGAGTTGTGCTCTAACAAATCTTAGAGTCAATACAACTCCAATGAACTCAGTTCAAACGACTTATGACGGTACATTCCCACTTATAACTATTTCCGTAACATTTAAAGAACTCACCGCTCTCACCAGAGAAGATCTGGAAAAAGGATACTGATGTCACTACTAACCTCTCTACCTAATGTTTTATATAACATTAACCCAGCGTCTACAGACCCTACCTTTATTCTCGCAAAGAATATTTGGAGAAGGGCGCAGATTCTTGCTGAGTTTAAAAATAAAATCAGTCTCTTCTCTGAGTATATCGTAAAAGATGGAGAAACTCCAGAGCAAATTGCTTTGGAGAGATATGATGATCCGTTCCTAAACTGGACTATCTTAATTGCAAATGACATTGTAAACTATCACGACCAATGGCCTAGATCTGCAACATCTTTAAATGAATATGTGCTCAACAAGTACACCAATGCTTATGCTATCAAACACTATGTCACTACAGAGGTAAAAGATAGTCTCAACAACATCTTACTTCCTGCAGGAAAAGTGATTCCAGAAACATTTACTTTCTCTTATGTGGACTCTGGAACTGGATCTCAGGTAAGTTTAAGTCCCAAAGCATCTGTCACATATTATCAATATGAACAGCAAGAAAATGAGAAAAAAGAGAAAATACAAATTATTCGACCAGATCTGATTGAAGACTTTGTTTCTGCATACCAAAGAGTTCTAGTTAGAGGTGGCAACACTACATTTGGTATCAGCAACGATGACATCGAAATGTAAAAAACCTATAGACAAAAAAATACCCCGAATTTTTTTTCGGGGTTTCTGGTAACTGAAAGGTCGATTTTCCTCAGTCTTCTACGATTTTGACTTTGTATGTAGTGGTCTTTGCTTGCTTCTTTGCGAAGTGCAAATCCATTCTCTTCTTTGCATAGTATAGAGCAACCAGAACAATGATGAACTGGATGCCCTCTTCCCAACTCATATTCCAAGCATCTACCAAGTCAAGTTGGGCTTGGGCAAACAGGTTCATTCTTTCTTGCTCCCTTTGTTGAAACCGAAGGGACCGAGTTTGTCTTTTACTCGTTCCTTCAACACTGCGGCACCAAGTGCCTCCATAACTTTCAGAACGTCCTCTGCTTTGTGAGGACCAGGACCCATACGCTCTGCAGCGTAGTTGTACTTCTGAAAGAACTCGTCAGAGACGAGTTTATAATCTTCAACGGTGATCGGTTCAGTCATCTGCAGCAAGTTTAGCGAAGTAGGACATGGTGTCATCCTCATCCTGTTGAGGTGCTGCAGCAACACGAGAAGGTGATGGAGCAGGAGTGATGTCAGGACTGTTGAAGTTCGGTGTGAATTGACCACGACCTTCAGACTCATCCTCAAGCGACTCATCAACAACAGAACGACGTGAAGAGTTCAGAACACTGTCCAAACGATCCTTCAGTTCATCGTAAGTCTTGAACTGATCATCAGCAGTGAAAGCAGCAAGACTGTACTCTTTGTTCCAGATAGACTCAAGTTGGTTATCCTCAAACCCACCAAGGGTACCAGGACGATCAAACTCAGACTTGTCGTAGTTCCAGTAACCAGCAACGTTAGTGATCTTCAGTTTGAAGTCAGCACCCTTCCAAAGATCGAAAGGATTCACTGGTTCTTCATCTTCAAATGCAGGTTGCATTGATTCCATGATCTTATCAAAGATCTTCTTGCCGTAACGATACAGGAAGACACGACCTTCGTTCTGAGGGTTAGCAGAATCCTTCACAACATAGATGTTGCTGTAGTAATTCAACTTACGCTTTTGCTTACGTGCGGTCTCTTTGTCGGCATCAATGCCAGAGTTCCACAGTTCCCTGTTCAGGTCAGAGACAGGATCTTTCTTGCCCAAAGTGGTCAAGGAGTTCTCAATATACCATCCACCAGGACCTTGGAAGGCATGACTCCACACTTGTGCCCACGGCAGGTCTTCGCCGTCGGGTGCAGGAAGGAAACGAATGACTGCGTAACCGTTACCTGCCTTATCTACCTCAGGTTTCCACAGACGCTCGTCTGGTCCGCCTTTAGTCTCTGTTTTATTCAGACTCTCTGCCTTTGCAAGCAAATCACTGTAGCTAGACTTTTTGAGGGATGAAAAGGACATTTGTATTCTCCGTATTTTCGTATTTGTGGTATTGATTGCCACCCTGTAAGGGTAGCATTTTATTTAGGGGGTGTCAAGTTTTTCCATCATGTTTTTGATGTCAGCTTTGAGGTTCTCATAGAACTGAGCGTTTACATCAGCAGGATTCATACCCAACATCCGTGCTGCCTCTCTGATCTGATGCATGAATGCTTTTGACTCCTCATCATTACAGAGAGATAGACGCATGAACATAGTCTGCTGGAGATTAATTAACTCCATCATCTTATCAAGTTGAATCTTTTTCTGTGGTGCTGTAAGAAGCAGTCCCATCTTATTGATGTCAAGGTAAAGTTCTTGCATACGCAGCAACTCTCCCTGAACAACTTCAGACTCAAAAAACTTGCTCATAGGTATTCTCTCTGAATAATCTTTTTATATTTACCCAAATCTATATTCAAAAATGGTTCGTATTTCCGAATACGATTCTTTAGTGGTTCCCACACTATAGTGTCATCAATATCAACGTGATCTGCAAAATTGAAGATCTTATTGAAGATGGTGATGGTTTCAAGAGTTATTATACTCCCTAGGTATGCTTTTACAAGTACGGGATGCACACCTTTAATTTTGAACAGGTCGTCAAAGTTATCGCACAAATTATAAAGTTTACCGACATCTTCTCGAAAAATATAGGACAGAGACTCCATCCTTCTTGTATATTCAGCATAATTCTTTGCACCCTCACGAACCAGAGTTGCAGGGTAAACTTTTTCCTCTACAACCATGTTAGAGACAAAGAAATCTCGCAGTTCAACCTCATTGAACGTGCGAGACAATTTTACAAAGAAAAACTTGTCTTTCCTCTTGTCAAAAGAAGAAGGAGATGCTTTTGCTGAGTTTCCGTATTTAAAGTAGTCGAATGACTTGGAAGTGAAGTGAAGTTTCAAAGAAAGATACATTTTGTAGACTTCAATACCAGTCACAGTGCCAAGAACCCTCTCGATGTTTTTTTCATAAAGTTGAGACGTTGAGCGTCATATTTTAGTTTCTCTTTCAAGGGTTTAGAAATGAGTTTATTAACCCCATCAAGTTCAATGCTTTTGTCTTCACAGAATTGTAATACCGCCTCAATATAATTGAGGTTGGAGTCTTTTACAATGTTTTCGATTTCGAGAGAGAACTTGGCAGCTGTCATGAAGTTTTCTTCAAAGACTTCATCAATCTTACCAGTTCCCATATGCTTTTTTGTAAGCGTCGATGTACTCTTTAAGTTTATGAGCGTACTTAAATTTGTCATAGATTTCAAATATCTGGGGTTCCCCAGTTTCACATGCGATAATTGTGACGAGTTTCTTTACCTTAAGTCCAGTTAACTCTTGAAACATTATAGCATAAGCACACTCTTGTGCAAAGTAGTCCTGAATCCACTCCTCTCTCTTCGTTTTTGTTGAAGTTTTGAAGTCGATGATTGCAAGTTCGCCGTCGTACTCAGCGATGCAATCCACTCTGCCTGCCATGCGAAGCACATTAGAGTATAATGGTGCCTCTAACGCATGGATGTTGTCTATTTTATCAATGTAAGGTTTGATCTGGTTGAACAAACCCATTGACATGACATCATTCTTGTACTTGCTGATGCTTAAATTGGAAAGGTACAATTCAGCAAGTTTATGAGTTTTGTTTCCACGAGTAGATGCTCTTTTAGAGATCTTGTTCGCTTCTTCCTCACCAACGCGCTTGCGCCATTCCATAATATTTTTCTTTTTACTGTACCCAATTACAGTAGTGACCGAGGGGAAAAGGTCCTCGCCAACGGCATAGGTTCTTCCCTTCTCGGTCGTCTCCGCTTTCAGATCACGAAAGTTATGTATGTCTAAGTGTTTAAAAGCCAAGATTCATTTTACTGATAAGGTATGATTTAACTAGTCCAGATCTGACGATATCCTGGACACCAAACTCAATAGAGGAAAACTCATCCATGTCGTCGATGATTTTCATAAAGTCTAACACACCATTCCTTTCATTGGTGCGTGTTAGGTCGGTCTGTGCAGCGTCACCTGCAAAGATAACTTTTGAGTTGACTCCAAGACGAGTGATGATGGAGTCAAGTTCGTGGAAGTTTAGATTCTGACACTCGTCGATAAGAACGATGGCATTGTCTAGAGTGGTACCACGAATGAAAGATGTAGACCAGAAACCGATGGTTTCCTGTGCTTTAAGATTTGCATAGAGCATTTCAAAGGAAGCATCGTCAGGCATCTTGAACATATATTTTACCATATTCTTGTATGGAATCTGGTAAAGGTTGCTCTTGTCCTCATGATCCCCTGGAAGGAATCCAATCTCTCTGGTAGGAACCAGCGAGCGAACGATGTACAGTTTTTCGTATGGACTCTTCTCGTCAAGGATTTGTTTCAGTGCAAGATAGATTGCAACGAAAGATTTTCCTGTTCCAGCACAACCATATAAGAAAAGATTCTTCTCTTTATCATATTCCTCAAACACTTTCTCCTGTGTTGAGGTCATCGGTTTGATATCTATTAAATGCTCAGTAGAAATTGGTTTTCTTCTCATTTGTCTCGCGGATAAACCGACCATTGAAGGTTGTTTCTTGGATTTTACAGGCATAGGCTTAAGGTGCCTCGAAACGGGCGTAAGGGTGATGTTTTTTGACATTACGAAGTCGGTCTTTGAAACCTTGAGGAAGTTTATCCTGGTAGTCTCCGACCCCAGACACAGCGGACGCTGCACCTGCTTGCCAATCTCTATCCCAATCAGGGTTGGCATCTCTCCACTCGGCGTATTCTTTCATAGTCATGGAGATATCTTTGGTCTCTCCAGTCTTCAAATTTTTCACGGGATAAGTAGGCATTACAACCACTCCATTGCTTCAGATACGATTGGGAATTGTTCTATGAAACGTTGCTTACATTCGTTAGCAATGTCCATATGTTCTTTTTGAGTGCCATTGGCACTTCGTAATTGTATATAGTGAATCCAGGATCTAACGGATCCCGTCATGTAGATACGAGTAGGAGTAGCAAGAGGCAGAACAAAACGGGCACACTCTTTAGCAATACCCTCACGAAGCAACTCGTTATATAAGTCCATGCCCTCAGCAAAATACTCAGTGATCCTCCGCTGTAGTAGAGACGACATTTCGGGACTAATATCGTCAATTGAGTTTTGCCTATTTTTAGTATCTTGCCTCCGCAAATCTGGAACGGGAATTTCGTTAGCCAATAAGTTAGTATCAGCATAGCGTTGTGAAAACTCTTGATAGGTGAAGCTCCTATGCCTCAGAATTTGAGCTGCGATTCCCCTATTGGTTTCGATTTCAAGTGTCATGAACGCTTGTTCAAATACCGACCAATGTTGATGTTTGGCACAGTATTTTAAGAGTCCTGCAACGTTAGGATTCTCTTGATTGTTTGGGTTACTGACGCGGGCAACGTAGCCCATGTGTTTTTCTGCGTCTGGAGTAACGGAAATAAGTTTTACGGTCATTTACATAGTATCACTGTTGCCAAAACCAACTTTGGATTGCCATCTACGCCATTTCTTTAGTGCTAATTGGCGTTTGACTTCCCGCAGTTGGACACGCATGTAGTAGACTTCATCTCTAGAGTAGTCTTGCTCATGCTTCAGTGCGTTCTTAATGAGTTGTTTCTGCTCTTTAAGACGCATGGATAGGAACTTCGTGAACGTTATATTTATACAACATTCGTATGTTCATAGAGAGCATCGAATAATTGATCAGCAAGATCATCGATACTCTCTGGTTCTTCTTCTTTAAAGTCGAAGTCGTTTCTATCTGCTTTGAAGAGATCTTCAACCTGAGTCTCAATCTCTTTCTTCAGATCAACCTCGGTTTCCCCATTCGATTGCTGGGAATGCTTCTGCGACGACATTTTGAGTTACCCTGTAGTTATCTTGAAGACTGCGGTTACATGCTGCGACCAGAAGTTCTGCTTCGTCTGCATGAAGACCCTCTAAAAGTTGAACAAACAGTTGTTCGCGCTTCATCTTATTGATGGAACCATCTCCACCTTTGAAGAAGCGATAGAGTCCACGATACTCTTGAGTCAAACGAGTGTGCTCTGTTCCTGCTGGAGCATCGTTGGGTGTATATGGTACCTCTCCGTCGGGAAGGAGGAATTGGAGCGACTCATCAAAGTTGATGATTAACAATGCTCGAAGACCTGGATTGTTGTATTCCTGCAACAGAGAGACTTTTTCTGCTTTTGTCTTTGCGGAGGAGACCTTCTTCAAGATCTCCGTTAAAAGTGCATCCTTAGGTAATTTTCTTGGTGCCATTTCAAGTCAATGTTTTGGTGTAATTATATCAGTAATCATCATCGTCGTCAAGTTCGCTATCAAGGAATCTAACCGAATAGAGTTCCTCATTAATAACGTAACCATCTTCATCCAGCATTTCTGGGTGAGTAATACCCTGACTTCTAGCGTAGATAGATGAATCGACTGTCTCTTTGTAGATCCAACCGATAACTCCCCCGATTGCGAGGAAGGCAACCATCCCTACTGATGAGAAGAACAGAATGACATTAGTTTCCATCTTTATTCCTGCGGTCTATGTTTATTCTAACACGCACCGACCATTTAAGAAATGAGAAGGTGCTATCAAACCAACTTGGTGGTTCTTCCTCGACCCTCCTGCTTCGTGGAAGCATAACTTCTATGCCTTTATTTATTGACAGTTTTTCTTCGTCTACGCTTCCCTTTTTCCAACTCATACTTCCATGCATCTTCTAGTATTTTATAAAGATAGTTGCGTATCTTCCGTGCATCTGGTTTAGACAAGGGGTACGCTTCCTTCATCTCAGGGTGACCACCTTCAAGATAATACTCAAGATCATCTACGGTTTGTGAGAGGTTGGCAGCAGAAGAACTTTCAATAAACTTGGTCACCTCAATCTTTCTTAGTTTGTTTTTTGTCAGATAGTCATACATGTCAAAATTAAACTTGCCATGTATACAGGCATCATCGATAACCCGCTCAACAATCTCGATTAGAAGGTCTTCTGGTTCCATTAGATAAGTTTGTTCTCTCTTAGATATGCAACGGTCTCTGTACATCCACCAATGTTATAGTCTCCCATAAGCACCTGTGGAAACGTAGACCCCTTACCGAACTTATCATAGAACTCTTCCCTGCTGAAGTCAACACCAAGTTTGAACACTTGAATGTCAAATTCCTTCATCTGCATCAGTTTGATCACTTTGGAACAGTAAGGACAATAATCTTTTGAGTAGATAGTAAAGTTCATAGTAATTTATAAAAACCTTAAGGGCAAAAAAATTGCCCGAATTTTTTTTCCGACTTTTTTGTAACTGAAAAGTCGATTTTCCTCAGTCACCATCTATGTAACTCTGACATGTGTCAGGGTTCTTCTTACACCATGCTCTCACGTATGAGTCAGCATCTACTTCCATGCTGTAGTGTGCATGGTTATGAATGGTTCCTATGAGGATGAGGAAACCTACCAGCAACACGTTGAACTGTGTCACAGGTGATCTAATAATGGTCAAGAGTGTACGCATTAAAAAAGGGGTCCTAAGACCCCCTCATTATAGCAACGTTGTCAAGCGTATCAGAAGCTATACTTCACGCCTGCCTTGGTGCCGTATCCACGGTCAACGCTGGCATCGCCAGAACCGACGAAGGAGAGTTCGCCATAGATACCCAGACGCTCAGTAGCAGCGACGGAGAGACCTGCCTTACCAGAAGGAACGGTGTCGGAAGCAGCGCCATCAGGAGAGACGACAGAAGCGCCTGCTTGGACGTACCATGCAGCAGAATCACCCAGAGGTGCTTCGTAGCCTACGTGGAAATCGGTAGTGGTACCAGTGTAGTCCGAACCCGTGAAACCAGAGTTTGCCTCTACGTTCACGTAAGGACCTGCCAGGGCAGCAGACGGGGCAACTACAGCGGCAGCTGCGGCGAGAGTTGCGAAAGCAGTTTTGATCATTTGATTAATACCTTTGTTTAGTTTACTTGCGGAGTGGTTACCCGCAGATGGAGGACCGACTTGTGTCGATCG